AGCAGGCACACTATGAAAATTATATTTCAGAGTTTCAAGCACCTGAGGCAGTTGAAGTCCCAGATGACGTAATGGAAGAATACAAAGAAAAATTCACAATTAAAAACTTCAAAGAAGATATTGCTAACGCATTCCCTATCATATACAGACTAATGAAAGAAGAAGAGACAATAGGCTATGACGACATAGTCGGTATGACAAACGAAGTTTCATCTATGGGAATGAATAAGTATGGACTTGCTGCCAAGAAAGTTGATGGCAAGTTTTATTCATACAAGGATGGAAAAGAAACAGGCGGACCATTTGATTCAATGGAAGAACTTAAAAAGCATCAAGAAGATTTATTGAACAATGAATCAGTATCCGAGGCAGATGACGACAAAAAAGAAGCATTACAAGCCTGGTATGACAAATACAGCAAGTATGAAGGAACAAATGATTCAAATCTTGTGATTGGCATGATCAAAGCATGGACAGACTCAGGTATACTATCTGATGCTTATGAAGATGGTGAATGGGCTGATTATTTGAAAAAAGTAGGCAAAGAATCTGATGAACTTTCTGATGAAGAGCATGATGCTTTCCTTTCACCAGAAAATGCACCCATATCATATGCTATGAAAGCAGACCTCACAAAGATCATGGGCGAATGGGATGGCGAAGAAACCATGAACAAAGTTGAGAAGATTTTAGGCGACGAAGTCGTTGGATTTAGTCTTGAAGGCAATGATCCAATGGCGGGCTTTGAAAATTGGGTTAATAACCTAGGCGAGGAATCACCAATCACAATGGCTGACGAAGAAGAAAAGGCCGACATGATCAAAAAATTAAATGGATTACTAAACACAGAATTCCAAGCAGGCGTTGATGGCACTAATGCAATTACGAGTTTAGAAGGCATCATTGAAGATCCAAAATTAGAACAGGACATTAAGAAGGCAGATCCAGAACAGGATGTTCGTTCAATGGTCAAGGCTTGGGTTGAAGAAAATGCACCTGACGTTCTTGACCAATTGGATTTTGGCGACATGGTAGACGAACCAGCAGTTGGTGCGGATGAAGTTGAACCACAACAGGAAGAAGATGTTACCAACGAAGGTGATTCTGGTAAGGATAGAGACAGTGTAAAACCTGAAATGGTTAAAAAGGTAGCAGAAAAAATCAAAGCATATTACGTAGACGAGTTAAAAACATATAACGATAGACGTGAAGAAGTAGTGCAACAACTAAAAAGTTCTGGTATTACTGATCCAAAAGAGATTGAAAGAGAAATTGACGATATGGATGACGATATCTTAAGTTACTATTATCCAGGAGATATCAAAGGCAAAATCGAAGTTATGGATTCTGTTTTAGAATTAGGTCCAGACGCAGACGGACACGATATTGTGGACGTGGTTCATAATAATGGAATGGATACATCCCCAAGAGAAGAAATCGCAGAGCAATTCCAAGACGAACTTAAAAAAGCAGATCCTGAAACATTCAAAAAGTTATATGGAGACAAAGAAACACCAGAAGATGTTACCAACGAAGGCGGCAATGCATGGGATATGGCACTTACCGATGCTGAAGGCGAAGTTTTAGATTCTGGTTCGGAAGAAGAAGCAATTCAAAGATTAGAAAAATTAAAATATAGTGATGATGCTGAGCCTGATGAACTTTTTGCCAACAAGGTCATAGATGACATGATTGAAAAGGTAAAAGAAATGGGCTTGGACAAAGTTCAACATGAATTAGATATGCGTGAAGGTAACGAATTTAGCAAAAAAGTTCAGGACCTAAAAGCACAGGGTGCAAAGAAAGGCACTAAGTTTAAGACTTCAGACGGTGAGGAACACACACTGGAAGGCCTAGCAGAATTTATTAAATCTTTTTATGATGATAATACAGGCACTTTTCCAAAAGGACCAGAAGGCGTATGCACTATGGTAGGCAAGAAATTTGGTGAACAGGCTGAACAGGTCGCACGTAAATTTGTTGAAAGAATGGCTCCTGCTCAAGAGCAAGGCGCGGAAGAACTAGAAGAACTAGAACGCATTAAACAACTTAGCGGTTTTTAATGGTTTTACGTATTGATTTTTCTTAAAATCTATCTATAATAGTATTAAATAAGAGTGTAACAGAAATGTTGCACTTTTATTTTGAGTAAACTCAAACGGGACTTGATTCATCTCTCCCGTGATCTGTTTATATAATTTTATCTTACAAGGAGAAACATTATGTGGACAAAACCTCAAGCAACTGAAATGAGATTTGGCTTCGAAGTTACAATGTATGTAGCCAATCGATAGTAACAAACTAGCACCCTACGGGGTGCTTTTTTATTAACATTCTCAAAAGGAATAAAAATGAAAGAACACATAGTTACAGAAATAGCTCATCCCTCCGAAGGACAACAAGCATATGCAAAAGACGGAACATATTGTGTATACTCAAATGGCAAGTGGATTACAAAAGAAGAATATGACCGTGGAGTATATATTAAACTATTAGCAGCTCAAGGAGACTGCGTTTAGGAGATTAAGATGGATAAGGCACCACAACCTAGTCCAGTGGGACTCGTAGTTGTCCTAATTATTTTTGCGTTTTTAATATGGCACGGTCCGTGGAAAGAACGCTGGGACGAACCAGATATTGTTTTGGAACCAATCGAAATACACGGCATTGACTGCCAAAGAGATCTAAAAAAACTAACCGTTACGCAGATAGAAATTTGTGCAGATCTAAAAATTTAACCTAGTTTGGTTAAACAAATTCACTTTTAGTTAAAATTCCTGTTGACAAGATAAATAAAGTTGCATATAATAGTAAGTATGCATTAGGCATAAATGACATTTTTTATTAGGCAAACAAAGGAGGCTACAAAATGGCATCATTAGCAGAAATCCGCGCAAAACTAGCGGAACAGCAAAATCGCTCAACTGGTAATTCTACTGGTGGCGGAGACAACGCAATTTACCCACATTGGAATATGCAAGAAGGCAAGGAAGCCGTGGTAAGATTCTTACCAGACGGTAACACTGACAACACATTCTTTTGGGTAGAACGTGCGATGATTAAATTACCTTTCGCAGGTATTAAAGGCGAGTCGGACAACCGTAACGTAATTGTGCAGGTTCCATGTGTGGAAATGTATAATGACGGAACTGCGTGTCCAATTCTTTCAGAAGTTCGTCCATGGTTTAAGGACAAGAGTCTTGAGGACATGGGTCGTAAGTATTGGAAGAAGCGTTCTTATATTTTCCAAGGTTTCGTAAACGAGGATCCGATTGGCGAAGACAAGACACCGGAAAATCCAATTAGACGTTTTATCATTGGTCCACAAATTTTTCAAATTATCAAGGGTGCATTAATGGATCCTGAGTTGGAAGAATTACCAACTGATTACATGAAGGGTGTTGACTTCCGTATTAAGAAAACAAGCAAAGGCGGTTACGCTGATTATTCTACTTCGCAATGGTCACGTAGAGAGCGTGCATTAACTGAAGAAGAAAATGCAGCAGTCCAAGCAAATGGCCTGTTTAACTTAAATGACTTCCTTCCTAAGAAGCCAGGTGAAGTTGAACTACAGGTTATGAAAGAAATGTTTGAAGCATCAGTTGATGGTGAAGCATATGATATGGACAAGTGGGGACAATACTTTAAGCCAGCCGGAATGGGCCAGGCTACAGGTGATCCTAACAAGGCCAAACCATCTGCTCCAGCACCACAAGCGGCTCCAGTAACTGAGGCAGCACCTGCTCCACAAGCAGAGGCAGCACCAGCAGTAGCATCTGAAACACCTGCAGAAGGTGGAGACAGTGCTAACAGGGCTCAGGACATTTTGGCAATGATCCGTAACAGACAGCAGTAAACAGTTTGTGTGTGAGTTCCGGCAAAAATCTCCATACGGTATCCAGCGAGATCTCACACGCTTCTTAACAAAGGAAAGGTAATTATGGCAAAAGCATTTGACATTACTAAATTTAGAAAGACACTAACCAAGAGCATTGATGGCCTTGGTGTGGGATTTAATGATCCTACTGACTGGGTTTCTACGGGAAACCTAGCACTAAACTATTTGATCAGTGGCGACTTCCACAAGGGCGTTCCACTGGGTAAGGTTACCGTGTTTGCGGGTGAATCTGGTTCAGGCAAATCTTACTTCTGTTCAGCAAACATTGTGAAGGCAGCACAGGAACAGGGTATTTTTGTTGTGTTAGTTGACAGTGAAAATGCACTAGATGAAAAATGGCTACAAGCATTAAATGTTGACACATCAGAAGATAAACTGCTTAAACTTAACATGAGCATGATCGATGACGTTGCTAAAACCGTTTCTGAATTCATGAAAGAATATAGAGACATGGCTGAAGAAGAACGTCCTAAAGTGTTATTTGTTATTGATAGTTTGGGTATGTTATTAACACCCACTGACGTTGATCAATTTCAAAAGGGTGATATGAAGGGTGATATGGGTCGTAAGCCTAAGGCATTAACAGCACTCGTTCGTAACACAGTTAACATGATTGGTAGTTATAATGTAGGTATGGTATGCACTAACCACACGTATGCATCACAGGATATGTTTGATCCAGATGATAAAATTAGTGGTGGTCAAGGCTTTATCTACGCATCGAGTATTGTTGTTGCAATGCGTAAACTAAAACTTAAGGAAGATTTAGACGGCAATAAAGTAACCACAGTGCAAGGTATTAGAGCAGCCTGTAAGGTAATGAAAACACGTTACGCAAAACCATTTGAATCAGTTCAAGTTAAAATTCCATACGAAACAGGAATGGATCCTTACAGTGGACTTGTAGATCTTTTCGAGGCGAAAGGTTTACTTAAGAAAGACGGTAATAGACTTAAATACACTGACCTTAACGGAGAAACGCATTTGGAGTATAGAAAAGCGTGGATTGGTGAGAAGTTAGATATGATTATTAATGACATTGCCAACAAGCCCGACATTGCAGATGCAGAAGAAGCCGTGGAGGTAGAAACAGAATCTGTCAATGGAGAGTAAAAATATGAACCAGGATCTACTTGCTGATATTTGGAACGTTCTAGGTGAACGAATTCCTGACAAGGACAAGCAAGAAGCCGCTGCCGAGTTTGTTAACACACTACTTGATTATGGAATTGCAGAGTCAACACTAGAAGGTATGTTAGGTATAGATACATATCTTGACACAGCAATCGAATATGCAATCGAAGACGAACCCGGCGAACAAGACGAATGGGATGACTAAATGACAAATTGGTATGACCGTGTTTCAAAAGATATTTCGACTATTCCAGATGCTGCAAAGTATTTCGAATCCGAACTATTAGAAGCAAAGAAAGAAACAAACATCAAAGGAAGAATAGAGATGGCATCAGCAACGATGCCTGCTATCGTTGAAACACGGTTCAGCCAACTTCAAGAGATCGAAGCCATCCTAGAATATCTTAATATTGAACTTCGTCGTCTACGTGCTTCGCACTTTAGAAAGTATGTTGAGAACTATCAACGTGCATTAAGTTCGAGAGATGCTGAAAAGTTTGTAGATGGTGAAAATGATGTTGTAGATTTTGAAAAGATTATCAATGAATTTGCCCTATTGCGTAATAAGTGGTTAGGCATCATTAAAGGGCTTGACATCAAGCAGTGGCAAATATCCAACATTGTTAAACTTAGAACCGCTGGCCTAGACGATGCAACTCTTTAAAGTTTACCTTCTTCTCTTAGTTTAGCACGTATTTTTGTAGCACTGATATTGTGTATATCTTCACCTAGATTGTGTTCTGTGAAAGTATATCCTACACCTCTTCCATAACTTATATCAACTATATTAGGAACTTTCATAATAATATAATCTTCATTTTCACGGAAGTCCTCCTTCCATAATGCATCGATAATATTATTTTTTACTTGATCCCATTCAAATGGATTATCGTTTTGATTAGCGGTTCGACCCCCACCAGCATCCTCGCCGACGATACCTCCCACATCTCTTACCATGATTACTACTTGTCCAGTTTCAGCAAATGCTTTTTTAAACAGTGCTGTGTGGCCTGGGTGCCACGGTTGCCATCTACCTAACATCTCCGTAGTTGGCTTCTTCCAATCAAACATCTTTGACTCCAAATGTTATGTGTTTATACCAAACTCGTTCATGTATGTAGTATAAAACAAACTTGATGACGAGATCGGCTGCAAAGACAGCACCTACTGCCTTTGGTGGCAAGCCAAACATATAGGCAATCAATGCCGTAGTTGTGCTCGCAATAATTCGCCAGGTCACTGCCTTGGCTAAGTGTCTAGTTCTTGCTACCATTTTGCAAATACTTAGAAACAACATCCATTAGTTGGACATGAGTATCATTAAACCATTCGGCTACATGATAATCGTATTGACCTTTCTCTAATGGAACATACATCTTGTTTGTATCCTCAAAACGGCCTTCCTTGATTGTATCCATCCATACCACAAAATCTGCACCGAATTCATCACGTGCTTGCGGAGTGGGTGCTACAAAATCTGCAACGCATATTTTTCCAGCCTTTACTATTCCATCTGCTAGATAACGCATACGTTGTGCTTGACGAATACGACCTTCTGGTGTAAAATCCCAGTCATTGTATTCCTTTCTGACAGCGTCAGCATTTATCCACACTGCGCCAATTAGTTTGCTAAAGGGTTCTGCCAAAGTAGTTTTGCCGCTACCTGGCAAGCCACATATTAGTATTTTCATGATTATTCCTTTTTCACTTCTATATTTATCCAATTAACTGGTCACATAAATATAAGCATGAACACAATTGTATTAGTAACAGGTGGGTTTGATCCACTACATTCAGGACACATTGCCTATTTCAACGCAGCAAAAGATTTAGGAGACTACCTAGTTGTTGGAGTTAATTCCGACGAATGGTTAGAGCGAAAGAAAGGTAGAGCATTTATGCCTTGGAACGAACGTGCAGCCATTATCGAAGCACTAGGGTGTGTTGATCAAGTGATAGAATTTGATGACAGTAATGATAGTGCCACAGAAGCAATTAAGTATGTTTTAAATTTTTGGAAAAGCGGTGAGAAAATAATTTTTGCTAATGGCGGCGATAGGACTGAGGGTAATATTTTAGAAATGCTTTCGGTAACCGATCCTAGACTTTCTTTCAAGTTTGGTGTAGGAGGAGAGGATAAAAAGAATTCAAGCAGTTGGATACTCACTGAATGGAAAGCACCAAAAACAAAACGAGATTGGGGTTATTACCGTGTTATACACGAATACGATAATCATACTAAAGTGAAAGAACTTACAGTAGATTCCGGAAAGCGTTTATCAATGCAACGACATAAACAACGTTCAGAACATTGGTTTGTTGCAGAAGGAACTGCGACAGTTTATACCATCGACACACAGACTACTGATTACGAACTTTACGGAGTGTTCGAACAGCATAAAAGTTTGCATATTTCTACAAATGAATGGCACCAGTTATCAAATGAAACTGATAAACCATTAAGAGTTGTTGAAATACAATACGGTGAAAATTGTATTGAAGAGGATATCGAAAGACAATGAGAAATTGGATATTTTTAAGCAAGGATAATAAAGACCCGTATGTTAATTCATTTGCTAACGGTTGCAGTTCTCCTACCGTAGATTCTAGATATTTTAACTATGACGACTCCGAAGATCCTATTGTATTACGAGGTATCCTAAAGAAAAAAATTATGCATCGCTGTTGGGAAGACAACAGAGACTTTTACTATATTGATACAGGGTATTGGGGTAATGAACCAACACAAAGCAACCCCAATGGTTGGAAATACTGGCACAGAATTGTTAAGAACGATCTACAACATGGAAACACAATTATTGAAAGACCAAATGATAGGTTCGAAGCATTTAATAAAAAATTTAAACCTTGGAAAAAGGATGGAAGAAAAATTCTTATTGCTGCGCCGGACGAAAAACCAATGAAGTTTTACGAAAAAGATTTAGATCAATGGTTAGCAGATACAATTACAGAAATTAAGAAGTTTACAGATAGACCCGTAGAAGTAAGACGCAGAAATAAACTTAGATTGGATAGGTTAGTAACTGACACACTAGAACAGGCACTTAACGACGATGTATATGCTCTAGTAACGTTTAATTCAAATGCAGCCGTCGAATCTATATTTCATGGCATACCGGTATTTGCTCTAGCACCGACAAGTGCAGCGTCTCCGGTAGCATCAAATGATCTTTCCAAGATTGAAACTCCTTATTATCCTGATAGAGATAAACTTCAGGCATGGGGGAATCATTTAGCATATGGACAATTTCATTTGAGTGAATTAAAATCAGGTAAAGCCAAAAGGATGTTGGAGGAATAATGAAAGTATTTGTAGGATACGATACAAGAGAAGACATTGCATATCAAGTATGCAAGCACAGTATTATTAGTAAACAGCCCAATGCAGATGTGCGACCATTAAAACAACAGGAACTACGAGATGCAGGATGGTATAATCGTCCTATTGATAAACTAGCATCAACCGAATTTACATTTACACGTTTTCTTATTCCTGAGCTTATGAATTTTAAGGGTTGGGCATTGTTCATGGACAGTGATATGATACTTACTACTGATATTAAAGAATTGTTTGATCAGGCAGATGACAAGTATGCTGTTATGTGTGTTCAGCATGATTATAAAATAACTGAAGATACAAAAATGGATGGACAAAAACAAACAATGTATCCACGCAAAAATTGGTCGAGTGTTGTTCTTTGGAATTGCGGACATCCTAGCAATGCTGTAGTAACACAAAACTTTGTAAATGATACAAGTCTTAATGGTGCATACATGCACAGATTTAGTTGGCTTAAGGACGAAGAAATTGGAGAATTAGATCATACATGGAATTATCTAGTAGGTGTTTATAATGATATCGAAAAGCCAAAACTAATTCATTATACAGAAGGCGGACCGTGGTTTGAAAATTATAGAGATTGCGAATTTCACGGTGAATGGAAAACAGAACTGTATAACATGATGGAAAACGAAGTATAATAATGGCAAATAAAATTAGTTTAGAAGAATCTCTAGTTTTAGGTTCTAATGGAAAATTAACACTGGATGTTAAGGATACATCAAAGCCATTAGTTGTAAGAGGTGTAATTAAACGAGATCACGTTAACGAATGTATTAAGACTGGAAGAGATTTTTACTATATTGATACTGG